CAAATGTTTTTGATGCTCGTGGCGCAAGTCCATCACCAAGACTTTTACAAGAAATCTTGGCTAAACTTTATTCTGCGCCTTTATATGGTACTCCTGACTGTATCTATGTAACCCCTGACATTCATGGTGAATTGATCAAGTTTGCTGTTCAATTTGGCCGTCATGATCAATTAGTTCTTACTAATAGTTCATCTATTACATATGGTACTCAAGAAATCTCTATCATGGGTCCAGTTGGCCCAGTACCTGTTAAGAGTGCACCATTCTTATCAAACAATGCAAAAGCCCCCGCTTCTGCAAGTGGTACAACCAATGCACCAAGCACCCCCACTTTGACAGGCGCCGTTGTTGCTAGTGATTCCGCTTCTCAATTCGTTGCAAATGATGCCGGTGATTACTTCTATAAGGTTGTAGCAATGAATAACAATGGTTATTCTGCCCCTGTTACCTCTGTAGCTAAGACCGTTGCCGCCGGTGACAAGGTAACTTTGACCATTGCTCAACAATCTGATGCTGTATACTTCAAGATTTTTAGAACACCAGTTGACCGCCCCGCCGGTGAAGCTGTGTTGATTGATGAAGTTGCCGCTAATAGTTCCGGCGCTACTGTTTGGGTTGATCGCAATGAAAACATTCCTAACGGTCATAAGATTGTATTTGTACAACATAGCTCTGAAATTATGGAATTTGCCAAGTTGCTTGATTTCTTTAGACGCCCACTTGCAGAAGTTCAAACAAGCAAACCTTTCTTACTTATGCTTTTTGGTTCACCAATTGTTAAAGTACCTTCAAAGTGTTGGGTTGTTAAGAATGTTCGTGTTGGCGCAAGTTTGATTGAAACTTTAGGTTAAGTTTAATATTTATCTTATTTTCGTATTAAGTATGTTATGATAAGGGCATAGATTAAATGATCTAATGCCCTTTTGTATTTGGCACTAGATAAAAGGTTGCCTTTATGAGTACTACAACATTACTAGATATTATCACGCCCGATTATCTCAAGAAAACCTCTTTATTAGGTGTTGACTTGACTACAGACGACGGGCAACCCTTCCCCAATGAGATTTATGAAACTTCTATTCAAGCATCAATCCAGCACATAGAAAACGATATAGGTATCAACTTAGAACCCTTTAAAGTATCCCAAGAGACGCATGACGCGGAAAGACAAGGGCGTTTTTCATATTGGCCTATGAAACTTGATTATCGCCCTATTGTATCCATTGATAAGGTTCGTATTAGATTTGGTTCATTTCAACCCGTTGATTTGCCTGTTTCGTGGATTCGTATGGTTTCGGCGATTCATGGTCAAATGCACATTATCCCATCTCAAGAGAGCTTAGGATCATATTTCTTTACGGCGGGGATGCCTATTCTAGGGAATTATGGGATTTTCTATGAAGGGCGTGACTTTATACCGGGCTACTTTGAGTTTGATTACACAGCGGGATTTGAAACACGAAAAGAAACAATTACATTCCCAGCGGGGCAAACACAATTTACAGTGAATTTAAGTAAACATTGTTTCTTAAAATATCGTGTTGCTTTAACACTACCTACGGGCGTTACCGGTAAAGCGATCACATTAGGCCAAGACTCATTTGTCATTGAACTCAATAGCGCCCCCGTAACAGATATTCAGATAACTTATTTGCTTGATACCTTGCCAAGTGACATTAAGCATATGATCACGCTAAAAGCCTCAAGTAACATGATTTTACAAGTTGCGGGGGATTTGATCTTGGGGGCCGGTATTGCTTCAAGTTCTATTGGGATTGATGGCTTATCACAAAGCATTCAAACAACCTCGTCCGCTATGTATTCCGGTTACTCATCGCGTGTAGATTACTATGAAAAACAGTATGACACACTAAAGAAAGCAGTGAAAGCCCAATACAAGATCAATCAATTTGGAGTAATCTAATGACTACTATAAACCCAAGAGTTCCCACAAAACTACGCCCCCGCGTGGATTGGTTAAATGAAGAGTTTAGAAAGCAATTTTTCACAAGGTCAATGCTCGTATCTTGGGAAATGTGCGCTGAGTGTCCTTGTTCAAATAAGGGGGATAACTTAATTCTTGATTTACCAGAACTAGACGCAAACTTAGAGAAACATGGTGAAGTTCGTTCTGATTGTCAATTGTGTAAAGGGATTGGTTATTTTTGGCATAGTAAACAAGATACTAGAGCATTAATCACAAGTGCAAGTTCAGATGAATCAAGGTTTCATGAATATGGTGAATATGCGCGTGGAATGGTCAATATCACATTGCTACCTGAAACATTGCCGTCTTTTGGTGATCGCTTTACAATGGTCGATTCTAGCATGATATTTAAGGAAACAAGGACGCGCAAGGCGGGGAGTATCCAATCAATGAGAAACCCAATCGTCCCCCGCGTGCTAGATACACAAGGCGGGGCAACTACTCTAAGAGTTTTACATTTACATGTTGCTACTAGTGCAGGTTTGGGCGTGGTCAATGGTGAACTCTTGGAGGGTGTTGACTTTGATGTCACTGTAAACGGTGATATTGATTTCTCTAAGGGTGATTTGAATGGGAAAGCCCCCGCCGTTGGCGTCCGTTTTTCCATCGCTTATTATGGTCATCCTCGCTACTATGTTGCAGATAACCCACATACACATAGAGATTCTAGGTTCGTTCGTAAATCCACCGAAGAGCAAATTAAACTAATGCCCGTTCAGTGTAAAGCCACCTTAGAATTTATGGGAGTAGGTTTAAATGGTTGACATCAAAAAATTGTCAATCGTTGACTTGATCAACGGTCTTGGGTTATCACAAACAGATCAAAAGAAACGATCAAGGCAACTTGCTGATTTGATACTTGCTGAATGGTCGGCGGAGGCTAGAAGTTCGCTTAAAGGCAATATTCAACAAAGCTATCTTAGATCACTCTCTATCAATCAAGCTGATGAAAATGGTATCTCTGTTAGTTTACCTAAGCCGGGGCAAAGTGCAACGCTTGCCCTTATGTATGAACTTGGAATGGGACCCGGTGGCATAGGGACGACGGGGCCTTATGATATGCGTAAATTCATGCTACAAGAGAAAACAAGAAACATACGAAGAGATAAAAAAGGTAACTTATATTTAAATGTTCCCTTTAAAAAGAGCGCAAAGAAACTACAATCTGAGAATGAAGATGTATATAAGAAAGCTAAGAAACTTGCACCTATGATCTCTTTTCATGCAAACGCGGGGAATGTAACACCCCAAGGAAGCCCAAGAGGAGCAAAAGGGAATCAATTGCCCCGCGGGTTGGTTGCTAAAAAAGCCCCTCATCACGCAGTAGATATTTATGCAGGTATGAGAAGGCAAGCAAGCACATACTCAAACAAACAAGGCAAAACAACCACACAAACAAGCGGTTATATTACTTGGCGCCGTATGACACTTGACCAAAAAGCGCCTAAGTGGATGCACCCCGGCATCAAGCCCTTGAACTTGGCTGATCGTGTTTTTAACGTGTTGCCTCAACTCATTGATGAAGTTTATGGATATTAGACTATGTTCGATTTATTACTACTTGAAACCCTGCATAATGGTTTTGAATACTACCTACAAAACAAGCCCGCATTTAAAGCGTTGTTCTTTGGTTTAAAGGATGCCACGCTTGAATCTTGGTTCTCTTTATTCGTTGCTCAAAAGCCTGTGTTTCGTGCAAGGTATGCACAAGGCACAGCACAAGCCCCCATGATTACCGTTTTGACGGGTCAAGAGGATGTACAAGATAAGTTCATGGGAAAAACTGAATATAGAGATACCGATGGCCGTTTAGTCGTGGGTTATAATGTTTCAGAGAATGCACAAGTCGTCATACTTGCCAAATCCCCCGAACTTGCAAGAATTTACTTTATTGTGTTGCGTGCATGCTTTGAACAAGGCGCAAGGGCAATTATGAAAGCGGGTTACTCTCAAACCGCCTATGAGGGTACAACGCTACTTGACCCCGAAGAGGAATTATCTAGTGAAGAATTGGGGATATATGTTCGCAAGATGAATTTTAGTGCAAGTTATCCCGTTCAGATTAAACTAACAAAAGAAGCAGAGTTTGGGGATCAACCCACCTACTCAAGCATTGATGATTTGCTAATTTTAGCAAGGGATCAAGAAAAGAATGGGATTACGGGCGGGGTTACCCCAGAAACTTAAGAAAAAATACAAAAATAACTTTAGATTATTTTATACTATGAAAGAAAGATGAGATAGGAGTTCACATATGCCAAGTTCATTAAACTTAAATGGCCTAAAGATATACAAACCCGGCGTTTATGCTACTGTAGATGCAAGCGCTTTAGGTGGTCAAAATACAAGCACAGGCAATGTTTGCTTAGTTGGTGCTTTTCCTAGTTTTGAAGCTGACAATCCTCTAACCTTTACAAGTGCAGGAGCGCTAAGGGATTATGACAGCACAGACAAAGAACTCGCATTACTTGGCAAACTTGCCTTTGCCCCTAGCGTTGACGCTCGTGTCCCCGCCGGCGCTAATTCTTTAACTTTGCTAAATGTTCAAACTTGCACACAAGCAAAATATGATCTAGTTAATGATACTGCTGATACTGTTGCCACCTTTGAGGCGTCCGTATGGGGCAATAAAGGAAACAATACTTATTTGACTTGTTCTTTTGACGGTGCATTTGATGTTACTTTAAACCGTAATGGCCTTGCAGAAGAATATTTAAATGTGACAAGCGGGGATGTTTGTTCTTTTGAATACACAGGCACAGCCCTATCAACTGCAAGCCTTGATCTTAGCGATACAAGTAATCTTGTAATCTCTTGGACTAAGACCGTTGATTTAAGTTCAAATAATGCTTCTGTAAATGTTACCGATATGAAAACAGTTGCGGGCTTAGGTTTCCAATTGGATGAAGCCCCCACGGGGAATGTTGTAATCGTGATTAGTGGTTATAATGTTGACGGTGTGGCAAGTACACAAACAATCACACTTAGCAATACTACTAAGGTAACAAGCAATGTTTTTACTCAAATCTATGGTTTAAGCATTACTAATACCGCAAAGGCGGGGCTTGTTCTCACAATTGACGGCGTGGCTTTTGATCTTGACCTCTCAACCTTTGAGAGTGCGGGGCATGTTGTTGAGTTTGTAAACCAAGCTAGCACAGATTATCATTTCACTGCAAACTATTTAGCAAGCAAACTATATGACGCAACAGTCTTAGATGGTTTTAGACTTGCACAAGACATTAAGGGCGTTGAGGCCGTTGTTACTGCAAACCTACAAGAACTTATTGACACTTTAGGCGTTTCTAAGGTGGTGTCTTTGGTTCGTGTTGGGACTGATGCTTGTGATG